TACTGTTGACCTGACTGTTCAAAACAGCGGCGCTGCTTCTACTGACTTCATTCTGTCCATCCGTGACTCTGGTTATGGCTACACTGCCGGCGACACTTTGACCATCCTGGAGTCAACTCTGGTTGCGGCTGGGGCGGTTGCAGCTTCGGCGGGAAGTCTTTCTTTTAACGTTGGTACGATCTACGACAATGCGGCCGATAACGGGGAGATCATGTCAGTGGCTCAGACTACCAGCTCCGTGCAGCTGACAGCAGGTCGCGAGGCTGTGTTCTATTGGAACCTAAAGCAATATGACGTGGGAGTAGCTTGATATGGACATCAAGTTGCTCCAGGAGCTTAGCCTCACCAACAGGATTCTCAGTCTAGAAGAAAGGGCTTCTGACTTCGTGATTAAGGGTGATTTCCAGGGCAGTGTTGCTGGGTACTGGAAAAAACTTGGTGAGCGAGGAGAAGGTATTGTTTCCTACAAGGATAAGGACTACGTAAGCAAGCCTATTGGTTTTGTGTCCTTGCCGGCTGGAACAGAGGTTGAGCTCAGTTATGCAAACGGTATCTACTACTCAAAGTTTTAGTCATGGCAATTAACAGATCTTTTGTTTCAACCCAGGACGTCTCTACTGTTACAAATACGACCATTGAGATTGTGGCAGTCAGGCCTAACCTTGACATCCTCAACGATCCTCCTGAGACTCCCAATAGAATGGTTGGGTATCATGATTCTGTTTCCGATTCCGTAGAGCTTTACGTGGTCGACCGCTCTGGACTTCGCTGGCTTAGGGTCTGATGGCAATAGAAAGTGCAAGACTTGCTGTAAAGGGAACTGTAGAAAAAGAAGGAGGTATTCCTCTGCTTGTAGGGAGCCAAAGCTCCGTCAAGCCGGGTAGCCCCAGAGAGTTCAACCCAACCCAGGCCTCAGGTACGGGTACGACTTCTTCCGTAGACACGCAGCTGCCTACCGCAGAGGGTGAGCTTTTCGTTTATAGGCCAGACTTTAGCAACCAGTTCGCCCAGCTGTACGTAGCGGTCGATATTGGCGGCACGCTTAAATGGAAACTAGCAAGACCAATGGGCTCTGCTATTGATGCAAGAACGGGAGAGCGATGGGATCCTAACGCTGGGTTCTATAATCCATTGGCAACCTAGTCCGCTGCTTGATAAAGTAATGGGTTTTGGAGATTTTTGGAATAAATCAGGCAGCAGTCAGAGCAGAATTGACGCAGCCCTTGAATTTATTCGCACAGGCAATATTCGTGCTACATTTAACAATGAAACTACCGGGTCTCCAGCCGTTCCCGTTTTTGATGCTGGGGGCGGAGTCTCCAATATAAATAAATGTCGCAATTCTGGTGATTGTGCTTCTGGCTGGTGGTGTGTGTCTGGCCTTTGTACTAATCCTAGCAGCTCCGGCTCGCCCAATGGCAATAATGTAAACGGAAACTCGGGTCAAGATTGCGGCAGCGGTCTCGGCGATCCTGGGGGAGGAAGCGGAGGTTGTGGTGGTGATGTCGGGGTTGCAACAAAATTTTATCAGCCAACAGGATGTAATCAACCCAGATGCGGGAACGAGGGTCGAGGTGGAAATCCGCTAGGTGTCTGCTGTGGAGAAAGGTGCTGTCGAATTGGAAATGGTTTCGTTCAGTGCTTTTGTGGTAAATGCCCGCCTCCAGGTCGCTGTCAGAAATATTGCGATTCTTTCTTCAAGTCCAATGGACGCCAAGCCGAGGGCTGTGATGACGCGACCAAATGTACAGAATGCGAAAGCTGTACAGAGAGTGGAGGCACCGCGACTTGCGTCCCGATAAGAAGTGGTGGGCCATGCTATTGTGGAGAGGGAAACGGGTGTTCTCAGTGCAGTAACTGTAAAGAAGACGGAACGTGCGAATATGATTGCGCAAATTGCAAAACCTGCACTACTATTTTTAACTATCCATGTTCTTGCGGTGATTTTACTCTTAAATGCTGTGCCAGCACTTGCAATGAAAATGCCTTTGACACCAACAGTTGTATCGCTGAAGGTTGTGAGCAAGCATGTGGAGAGCCCGAGCCGCCAGATCCTTGCGCCCCGGAATGTGATACTATTACTGAAACCGGACAGCCTGGAGGTAGCGCTCCAACATGCCCTTCCGACTATAGGCAGGTTGGTTCTATCACGGCTCTACACGACGACGGTGATGTAACGGTTGTTATCTGCCAAAAATGCAAACTGCCTCCAGAGTGCGAGCCCGCTGATTGCAATTGTCACCTCGACTGTCCTGACTGCCAGCTCTGTTCGTACGGAGCGTGCGCCCCTGATCCGGCCTGCTCTCCGTAGGAAAGAAGGTCAGCCGTCGGAAGCCTAGCCTAGCTTCTTGCTAGGTATGGCCGTTTTCCCTGATCGTATCGTACTTAAGAATTCTACGGATACTCAGGCTGCCATTGAGACGGCCATTGGCTCCGGTGGTACGGACGAGATCCAACAGGGTGAGCTGGTTATCGGTCGAGAGACTGGGTCAGCCCAGCTTTACACAGTAGACGCAGCGGGCAGTATCGTCACGATATCCGGCTCTGGAGGCGGCGGAAGCGGTGGCCTAGCTTTCTGGGGAGGGGGAGACTTTGATACTGGAACCTCTGATGGCGAGGCTGCTGACGGGGGAAGCTTTGACTAGGAATACTAGTCTAGCTTTCTGACTGATATGCCAGTTCCTTCGTATCGCGTACCAGTCAAGGTCGCTCGTGGTACTTATTCAAATCTTTCCTCGAATGTGGGGAGTCTGGAAGAAGGCGAGATTTGTTACGCTAATGACGAAAATGCAATATATGTCATAGAAGGCGGTGCTCTCACTAAAGCTACCGCTGACCTGTCGACTTCTTCGATTGGCGACCTTTCGGATGTCGACACCACTACGGCCGCGCCAACAGATGGGCAGCTTTTAAAATGGAATAACGTCAACAGCGAATGGGAGCCTGGTGACATCCTTTTATCTGATCCGTCACCGGCTTTATCTGCCGACCTGGACGTAGTCACTTATTACATTACCACTACGACGACCAACGGCAACATTGAGGTTGCGGCGAATGGAACTGGCTCGTTTGTTGTACGAGGCAACACGAATTCGGGCAAGCTTGTATTGAACTGCGAGACCAATACTCATGGCGTAAGCATCTCGTCCCCTCCTCACTCTGCGGCAGCCACCTACGACTTGGTACTCCCTGGCACGGCAGGAACGGCCAATCAGGTGCTGAAGACCGACGGTTCAGGCAACCTGGACTGGGTTGATCAGACTGCAGGGGTCAGTTCTATTGATGATCTATCTGATGTTGATACAACAACCGTTGCTCCTACGGATGGGCAGGCGCTTGTTTGGGACAACGCCAATAGCCAATGGGAGCCAGGCACGGTTTCAGGAGGAGGAGGGTCGAGTGCAAGATCGACAGTAACCCAGACTACGGCTAGTCTTGCTAATGGCGCGGCTGCAAATGCTACCTTCAGTTCCACCGGTAAGTCTGGTCAGTTTATCAAAATTACGACCGATCGTGCTGCTTGGGTGACTTTGTATAACACTATTGCTGCACGCACAGCGGATTCTTCACGACTGGAAACAGTCGACCCGACCGCAGGTTCAGGTGTCGTTCTTGAAGTGATTACGACTGGCGCTGACACTGTTCAAGTAACGCCGACCGCTGGCTATTACAATGACGAGTCCACTCCTTTGTCGGAATTGTATGCTAAAATTGTAAACAAGTCGGGAGCAGCCTCTACTGTTCAAGTCGACATAGTCTTGCTACCTTTAGAGGCCTAATAGGTATTCTAGTCCAGCTTTCGCCCGACTATGAACATCCAAGAGGAGTTGAAGTCTGCAGGAGTCTACCCTTCCGGCCCTTGTTCGGCGTGGCCGCAAGAAAGAAATAAAAAACTTTTAAAAATCATTTCGACCAAAAGCCAACCGCAAGAGGTCAAGGTTACATATTCTGACATGGCAAAAAGTGCACTTAGAACACTTGGCCAGGCCGTCAATCACGGAAAAGTATCTTCAGAGATTCGTGAAGAGCGTTACGAGACATGCAAAAATTGCCCCGCTTTTATGAGTGACTCTAAGCGTTGTTCCGAATGTGGATGCTTTATGGAGGCAAAGACTTGGGTTGGGGGAGATCCTAACTCGCTGTGTCCTCTTCGTAAATGGGAGCGCTGATATGACTTTGCCTAATTCTCCTGACTTTAGTAATTGCGATCCAAAGAAAAAATGCGCCACCGGGGAAGTGTATTCTCCTGGTAATGAGTGTACGAGCCCTGGGGTATGGAACCCGGAGACGTGCAATTGCGACGTACCGATTACGTGCCCCAGGGACGGGGAAGAGCCCTTCCTTCAGTATACGCAGACAATCACTATTGCTGATGGTAGGACCTTTACAGGAGTTGAATCTTATAACGCACCGCTTATCCAAGTGCGTGACGGATTCTGTAGAAATCCTGGCAGCAGTACTAGCTATTTATGTTCTGATCCTCGTATTGGACCAGACGCATACTTTCAGGTTAGAGAATTGAATTACAGAAGAACAGATGGAATTGTAAACGAGTACTGTTATGAATGGCCCTACCCAACATCCCTTGAGATTGTGTCTATTGTCGTGACGAATGTTGAAGCTAGCTGCTGCGAATGTTGCGACCCTGATGACCCGAACCCTTCCGCGGCCGACACTCCAAATTATCAAGATTATCCCTACGACCTTAGCCCCTGATAGGCATACTACCTGCGTAACTTTCAACCAGGCGTGATGCCTGGCTACAGACATGGCTGAAGAGAACCTCCAGCAACCCGCAGCAGAGACTGCCGCACCTGAGGCTCCTGCTCCCGTAGAGGACATGATGCCCCGTTCTGAAGCAGAGAACCTGCTTAAGGCTTTGAAGGCTGAGCGCGAAGCTCGTAAACAGTATGAGCGAGAGGTCAAAGAGACCAAGGCTCACCTGGAGAAGTTCGCGGAAATCAACCCAGAGGAATATACTAAACTGCAACAGGAAGCCGCCGAGGCAGCGCGTTTGCAGGCTCAGTGGGGCGAAGCTCGTGAGGCTATCGAGCAAAAGTACAGTGTCCAGGCTCAAGACGCTCGCAAGGAGGCTGAGGCTGCCTTCAAGGCTTTGGCTTCATACAAGAAGCAGTATGCTTTGGAGAAGGTATTTAATGCCGCTGGAGGCCGGACGGACTCTGTCGACGGAGTTTCATTCTTTGACCTGATGGCAGGCCAGCTTGGCGGCAATTTCCGTCAAGAAGTTGACGGCTCTCTTACTGTCGTCGATTCTGCGGGCGACCCTCTCCTCGATAAGGACTCTGGCAAGCGTATCAGCCCTGAAGATTATCTCGCCAGCTACAAGCATCATCCCGTGTTCGGTACCTTCTTTAAAGGCGCAAAGGGCTCTGGTGCTGGTATCGGGTATGGTGGCACGGATTCCAACGGCATGCCTGTTGAGGACTTGACTGGTCTGAGCAACGAAGAAATGTTCAAGCGTGCATTTTCTTGACCTGGTATGACTGGGATCTGGTATACTGTAAATAGTTACTCTATCTACAGTGAGACAGTCCCATCATCCCTTGTACCGCAGGTGGCGCAACATGATAGAAAGATGTCATCTGCCTTCTCATAACTCCTATCCCAATTACGGGGGTAGGGGTATTTTTGTGTGTGAACGCTGGAAAGAGTCCAAAGGACGAGGCAGCCACCAGTGGGCCCCAGGATTCCTCGCATTCCTTGAGGACATGGAATCCACTTTCGAGAAGGGGCTGCAGGTCGAACGCATCGACAACGACGGCCCCTATTCCCCCGAGAATTGCAGGTGGGCTACACCTAAAGAGCAGCAAGCTAACAAGCGTCCCAAACGCAAGTCTGGCACTTACAGGCCTGCCAAGCTCAAGCGAGAACGGGAGCTTCCCCGCTGGGTGTACCAAAACAGGACTGGTGGGAAGTATTACGGACGGGTCGGGCATAAGGGTAAGAATTACAGCACAGATTCCTATACCAATCCTCAGGACGCTTACATTATGGCTTTGGCTCTTCGTTTAGAATTAAGATGGCCCGAAAATCTAATTTAGGTAGAATAGTAGTAGCAACCCAGAAGGGAAACTCTGAGACGGAGTGGACTGGAGGGTGCGATTGTCGAGTTAGTTGTGACAGCTAACTAGACGCTAACACCCAATTCTTTGTTCACTCTTATTAAGGTATTATCATGGCGTTAACGCTGTTAGAAGCACAAAAGCACGCACGGACTCCTCAGGAGCTTGCCGTCGTAACCGAACTGGCCGCTGGTCAGCTCATGTCTGTTCTCCCCTTCCGTAGCATCGAAGGTAACGGTCTCTTTTGGAAGCGTGAGGAGAGTCTGCCCGATGTCGGATTCCGTAACTATAACGGCGCCCTGGCTGAGTCTTATGCTGAAGTAAGCCAGCAGTCTGAGAGCCTGAAGCTCTTCGGTGGCGACATCAAGGTTGACCGCGCTATCGTTGAGCTGGAAGGCGCTGAAGCCAAGGCTTATCAGATCCAGTCCCGCGTTCGCGCTATGCGTATGGCTTGGGAAGGTCTGTTTATCAACGGCGACTCCAACCAGGCTCCTTCTGAGTTCGATGGCCTCAAGGCTCGTATCGGCACCGGTTCCAGCCAGTACTTCACTAACGGCACTGGTAACATCAGCCTCGACAAGCTCGATGAAGCCATCGACGCAGTGGACGCACAAGGCGGCAATAAGTACTTGGTGATGTCCAAGTCTGCCCGTCGTGCTCTGAGCCGCCACGCTCGTGCAAACGGTCAGATCGATATCATCCGTTCCGAGTTTGGCTATCAGCAGCTCGTGTACGCTGGCCTGCCTGTCCTAGAACTTGACCGCGACAACAAGAACGTTGCTATCCTCGATGGCAATCAAGCCAACCAAGATATCTATGTTGTGTCTTTCGGCAACGATCACCTGACCGGCATTCAGAACGGTGGCGTGAACGTCCGCGAACTGGGCGAGTCCTTCACTCAGCCTCAGATGATCACCCGCGTTGAGTGGTACTGTGGCCTGGCCCTGATCAATGGCCGTGCTGCTGCCCGTCTGGCTGGTATCGATACCACCGCCGCTATCTGATAAAGGTAAACAACCAAGTTTAGTTAAGAGGCCTTTCGGGGCCTCTTTTTTATGAGAAGGTATCCTAGCGCATGAAAGAACTAAAAGTCAACAAGCTGATTTCTTGGGACAGGGAAACGGTCAGACTATTGTCGTCTTACCCTGCTATCCTTGTTGATGTACAATGGGTCCCTGGTAGCGGAAATGGATACCTAAAAGCATTTCACCCGTCAACAAGAAGACTTGACATTAGGTGGGACGCCACCGGTGCTGTCTCTGGCGTAATTAATGCAAATAGTTTCCAGCAGATCGTAGCAAGCGGAACTATTTTGGAGTTGGTTCCTGATGGAGTGGAGCCAAGGATTGAGGAATGGGTTGTAGCAATTTCACCCGTAGAAGTGCAAAATCTACGCTATAAAAAGCCCAGGAAGCGCCTCAGAAGGTCTAGGAAGAGAAGAAGGCCTTAGGTAGCCTAGGTCAAGTAAAATACACCGCAGGAGGGTGTTCTAGATGGCTGGGACCACGCTAG